GTTGATTGTGCCGTTCGGTATCTCAGACTCTGGGTCGAGTTCAAAAGGAATGACGGATACGTTTCTGATTGGCATGGATGTGTGTGTCTCAAATGCCTGAATCGTCTTGAGAAACGTTATCGTGCCGACATCCTCTGTCACAATTTGCTCACCAGTCAATTCGAGCGTACTCCTGGCCGCCAAATTTGAGTACTGGAACACGTTTGCAGTGTCGGGTGTGCCTGTGACCCACAGCTCTTTAACAGGTCCTTTGATGTTCATGTAGTTCATATCAGTGACCTTTTGTGTCTGAACCAACCCTATCAACGCCTTGTCTGGTTTGGGGACTCCTGGAGGCAAAGACTCGTAATCAACGAGGATACTCGTTTTGATGATTGGTGTTGGAGGGTAGGGGTCAAACTGGATGATGTTCGTTGCTGTGTTATCTCCTTGTGTGAACATGTAGACGAAACGAGGCCCGTTGGCGAAAATCTTGGGCGCCGAACCGTCAAACGGAATAGGCGCATTTCCAGTATTTGTAGAGTAATACTGATAGGCGGCACTTGTTGACAAATCCTTCAAAGTATCAATACGGAGAACCGATGACAATGTTGAAGATTTAGCTGACGCGTATATGTAATTTCCAACGGCGTGAAGATTTATAATACCTGATGTAGATATTTCGGGCAAAATATTTAGATAAGTTCCAACTGCTAAGCTCGTCCATGAATTATTTAAAATAGAACTAGCCACCCACGTTTGACCGTTATTAGTTGAATACGCGCCAGATACACTAACAAAAGGACTACCGAATGCAACAGCAACGAACACGCCGTTTACATATGTCACATTATCCCAATATGCTGATGATGGTAACGTGCCACCGGTCACCCATGTTTGTCCCTTATCAGTAGAATATGTTGTTGCATTATCATATCTGACTGCAACAAATATGTTGTCACTATCAGATGCAATTCGTGTCCAACCACCGGGGTCGAGTAGTGTGCCACCTGATTCCCAATTTTGTCCATAATCATCTGAATACGCTGAAGAAAAATAACCAATTGCAACAAATCTACCACCACCGAATGTTACATCATACCAAGCACTCACCGGGGGTAATGCGCCACCTAGTGTCCATGTTTGTCCATCCGTTGAATGTGCTGATAGACCACCAGTTGAAATAGCTACAAATGTACCATTTCCAAATGTCAAACTGTTCCAATTACTCGCCGGGGTTAATGCGCCACCTAGTGTCCATGTTTGTCCATCCGTTGAATGTGCTGATAGACCACTGTTATATGAAATAGCTACAAATGTACTATTACCGAACGCTACGCGTCTCCAATCACCCGCAGTTGGTAATGGACCACCGGGAACCCATGATTCTCCATCCGTTGTTGAGTACGCTGATAGATCATTAATCGAAATAGCTACAAATATACCATTTCCAAACGCACTGCTAATCCAGTCACCTGGTGGTGATAATTCACCGCCAGGTGTCCATGTTATACCATTGTTATATGAAATTGATGAGTCGCTACCATAATAGAGACCATTGTTAATTGCAATTACAACACTTATTATAAGTTGAGTTGATCCTGTAAATAAACCATCTGTATATACAATAACATTGTATAAATCTCCTATAAAGTATATGGTTTTTCCTATGAGAACACCACTAGTGATTTGTCCCGCAAACTGGGAGTAATCAACGGAGGTCCATGCCGTTGTGAAGTTTGCATTTAAATTATAAATGTAAAACTTCCCAGAAGTATTTGTTAATGCGAGGAGTTGACTTCCAGTTGATATAAATTGGTATAATAACGTTGCATCAGAGTCAATGTTCTCTGTGAAATTGAACGATGTATAACTTACAGGGTTTGTAAACACACCTGTCGTGTCATACCGGTTAAAAAACACATTCGATGTAGCAGTATTGCTCACGGCATAGTACACGTACCGAAAGTCTGCAACGATAGTTCCTGTCAAAGACCCGATCGTCGGGGTGTAATTGTTTATGTCGTACGAAGATACATCACCTTGAATGAGTTCGTCGATGATGTATCTCGCCAATCTACCGTCAGACAACCCTATGTACAAGTTCCCAGAAAGAACACAAAATTGACTGAACAGACTCGACCCAGATATAACTATATACGACGCAGGGTCCGTGACGTCCTTCGTCGTGTCGTAGACGATAAATTGACCGTCATACGTGACTATGAAAATGTACTGTTGGTACGAGAACGTCGTCTGGACGTCAATTGGTTGACCACTTAAAAGACCCGTCGATGCGTCGTATGTCAGGTACGATTTAGCGTCCAGAAAGTCACCAGTTCCGGGATTCAAGTTCTGGGACAGGTTCAAGAAAGACTCAAAATCAACCTCGACGCTCATATGTTGATGGGTTAGAGCGCACAGAGGAATCTCTTTGGTTCCCAGAGGTAAATTGACGTAGTATTCCCGGGCGACAGTCGCCTGTGTTTGGTCGAGGGTCCCATTCATCAACTTCAAAATCGCCTTGTTTTCGTATGGAACGGTCAGATCGTTCTGGAGTTCGATGTACTCACCCGAGAACTCTTTGATTGTTTGTTTACCGATGAGGACCCGAGCGGCTTTGCACAATTTGTGTGCGACCGAGTCGTCGTATGTCGACGTGCTCGGGGGCAAGAACCCATTTATCCAGCCTGATTGGGTCAAAGTCCATGGTACAGTCACCGGGAATGAGTATGTGAGCCCGTTACGGGCGTCGAACCCCCAAAAAGATGCGTCGATGGCATTTGCAAACGAAATACTCTGGTACACGTTTGATGAAAAAGAAAAACCTGAATTTACTTCAAGTGGTGGTACTGTGAGATATACTAAATCATTTTGAGATGATACAAATGGTCCCAACGAAGATACAATATCATACCAAGTACCAGGTTGTGAAGACCCGAGGGCCCAAATATCCCCATCACTCGAATACATGGTTAGTCCATCGAGGCTGACAGCAACGAATATGTTGTTTGCAAAAGTAACGCTTGACCATTGTCCAGCTGGAGATACACTAGATGCTAACCAACTTATTGCATTTGTGGTTGAATACATTGCAAAATACCCATTAACTGCAACGAATGTGTTGTTTCCGAATGCTATGGCTAGGCAACTATTAAGCCCTGTGCTTACAGACACCCAGTTTTGTCCGTCATCTGAATACATTATAATATTATTGTAACCAGTTGCAACAAATCTACCACCACTGAATGTTACATCATACCAACTACCAGGTTGGGAGGACCCGGTGTACCAAATATCCCCATCACTTGAATATATTGCCGAACCAGCATCACTCACTGCTACGAATGTGTTTATACCAAATGCTAAACTCAACCAAAAAGAATTACTTTGTGTTACCCCATAAATCCAATTTTTACCATTATCAATTGAATACACTGTTTCACCTATATAACCAATTGCAACGAATCTATTGTTACCGAATGCTACACAATTAAAACTAATAAATGGTAAAGAATCTGATAGTAACCATGTTTGTCCATTATCAGTTGAATACATTGGTTCTATAAAAGCACTGTTGCAAACTGCAACGAATGTACCATTACCGAACGCTACACTTGTCCAATCACCACTTTGGGAACTGAAAGCAGGAGTCCAGGATTCTCCGCCTTGTGAATACATTGCAACACCAAATTCACCGACAGCTACAAACGAAGATCCCAAAATCGCTACAATTGTAAAAGTTGTATCAGTTGATGCAACCACAATATAACTTCCATCAATAAGTAATGAATTAATTGTGAGGTTCACATATTGACCAACTGCAAATCCAGATGGAGATGATGTTGTAACTATCAACTGATCACCAGATATACCGACACTGCTTATACCCCACGTCTTGTTTGTCAGGTTGTACGCCCAAAGATCAAAGTTGGATGTTGAAAAGTAACTCACGACGTCTGACGGAACTGCGCCAAGAACTGATGCAGTTCCGTTGTATGAAATTCCCGCTAGGGTCGTCGAACACGTGAATGAGTTGGCGGTTGGGATTGTTGAAATAGTATACGTTCCGTCGACGTCGAATATAGAGTACGCTGTACCTGCCAATGTGACCGAAGCCCCGATCGAAAAGTAGTGGGTCCCGACTGTGTTTGCCGTCAGGGTCACACCGTCTGCCACCACCTGCGTCAGATCCATGTTCACGTAGACACCTGCGTCAACCTGCGACGACGGCGTCGGAAACACGTACTGACCCGGAACCGTCGGGTAAATGGGTGGCATGACGGTCCGTAGAGTCATTCGGGTCATGTAGTCCCCCTTGACTGGAATGGTACACCGACCTGTAGAGTCAAAGGTCACCGGGTTGTCGAACGGAATTTCATACGTCTCTCTGGATCTGTTCACACGAGGATGATACGTGGCTTCGAAATACGTCCTGTCTGGATTGTCTGATAGCCATTGGTCTTCGTGACCATGTCCAGCCAGCAAAATTTGTGATGCTGACATACTACTCTAAACAAAGAAAACATTCAGCGCGTCTTTCACGTGTGTAAAAAACCCAGTATACCATTAGGAAATGACCAATTTGCAGCTCAAAAAGTTTGACCCGAGCAAAATTGGTGATGACAAGGTGTGTGTGTTCATCGGCAAGCGCGGCACAGGCAAGAGCACACTCGTGACGGACATCATGTACCACAAGCGACACCTGCCTGTTGGTATCGTCATGTCCGGTACTGAGGACGGCAATCACTACTACAAGCAGTTTATCCCTGACCTGTTCATCTACGGTGACTACAAGCGAGACGCCATTGAAAAGGTTCTCGAGCGCCAACGTCGCATTGTATCCGGCGGCGGGAAATCGAGTGCATTTTTGCTTTTGGATGATTGTATGTACGACAAGGCGTTCATGAAAGACACGTGTATAAGACAATGTTTCATGAACGGGCGTCACTGGAAAATCTTCTTTTTGCTGACGATGCAGTACTGTATGGACTTGACGCCTGATCTGCGCGCCAACGTCGATTATGTGTTTGTCCTCCGTGAGAATGTGATTCAGAACCGCGAGCGCCTGTACAAGGCCTTCTTCGGTGTCTTCCCGACGTTCGACATGTTTTGTCAGGTGATGAACGCCTGTACCGAAAACTACGAGTGCCTCGTCCTTGACAACACGAGCAAATCCAACAAGATTGAAGACTGTGTCTACTACTACAAAGCGCCGATCCGAAAAGGGTTTCGCATCGGATCGGATGCCATGTGGCAGTACCACCAGAAGAACTACAACCCGAAGCACGTTGCAGCCCCCCTGATTACGTCTGGGACACCGGCGGGAAACGCACGGCGCCCAGGTGTCACTATTAAAAAGGTTTAGTACACATATAGATGAAACTCACCGTGTTTCTGTGTATAATAGTGTTTCTTGTACTCGTATGGATCACACGTAAGGACCCTGAACTTGTTATAGTGACGAGTCATTGGAAAGAGGATCTGAGTTGGCTTAAAAAGTCAAAGTACCCAGTGATTCTTATCGACCATGAAGGTTCAGAACCACCTGCAATCGAACCCACGACCATTATTCCAAACAGGGGGAATGAATCATCATCATATATACGATATATCATCGATAATTGGCACAACCTTCCAGACTATGTAGCATTTATACACGGACACGAGACATCTCATCATCAAAAACACAAGGAGCACATGTTAACATTGATTGATAGAGCTCGACGTTCAGGTTTTGTAACTCTGAACGGGATGTGGCTAGGAGAACCGTCTCCTTCGTGTGTAAAGTCGGATTATTATTTACAGATTGCCAAATACTGGTATCTCTTCGAACCATACATGAAAAAGTATCCAAACAAACCACTATTCACAGATGCTTGTGGTCAATTTATCGTATCGAGAGATGAAATTACAAAATACCCACTAAAAGCTTGGAAAACGTGGTATGAAGCACTCGTTCACCCCGATACACACAGTGAGTTGGGATTCGTCTTCGAATATACGTGGCATTATATATTTGGTCAGCCCTGGCAGATGAAAGAGTCCGCGTTCCCATTCCACAAAAGATTTCACTGGAAACAATAGAGATGATTATCGAGAATCTCGATTTCAATGGGTCGAACGACATACTCCAGTACATTCCTCAGGTGGAACCAGAGCAGCAGCCAGTCATGCATCAGAGTTCGTTCGGTCTCCCGGATGAACTTCAACCAATGTACCAGTCGCGCTCGGTCGAGCAGCCCGAGTTATTTAAAGCCGAAATAAAACCTCCTCAAATAGAAATGGATTTCTCGACGCCAATTTCCGATGTTGTGCCGAGCGCTGATTTCGACATGGGACCCTCAATGGGCGGCCCGTA